GGACAGATACTTATCAATGGTGAAGTTGAACTCACCAGTATCCATTGGGCGGTAGACAACCGAAGTGTCTTCCACATAGTCATCAACTTGTGCTTGACCAATCGAAGGAATGGTGAATTGGTTGCCATCAGGGAAGCCCGACAACATACGCACGTATTTTTGAGCCATCATTTCATCGCGCAGGATTTCTTTCAGTTCGCCAGACCAAATCTCGGAACGAGTAAGTTGGTCCATATTAGCAGTGGTCATACCAGTCATTTATTTTCTCCTTAGAGTCCAAAGTTTTTCCCAAGACGTTTTTTGTCTTCCAACATTTGTTGTTGCGTCTTAGGGTCAAAGTAGCGGGATTTATCAGTTCTACGAAGGTTTTGGTAATAGTCCCAATTCCGATCCGTAGTGTTCGTTAGGTTACTTCCTTCTGTCCGAATAGTTCCTTTAAACAGGTTAGGAACTTCTTTCTTGGCTTCACCAATAAGTGTAAAGAAAGCAGTAGGGGACTCAGCAGCAATTTCTTGCATACGGGTTAAACTCATACCAAGTTCTTTGGCCTTCTTAGCTACAAAAGTGGCCGCTTCTGTACCATAGGTCTTCTCAAGTTCTTGGTTTACAAAATTAACATTAGTCGCAACAACTTTCTCTTTTTCAAGAGCATTAAGAGTTTCGCTAACAAGGCTTTTAAGATCGTCTCCACCTACTTTTGGCTTGGTATCACCACTAGTAACAGTGCTGCTTTTATCTTCTTTTGCTTCTTCAGTCTTAACGGAAGCAGTCTCCGTAGCCTTAGTCTGAAGTTGTTCAAGTAACTGTTTAGCGTAGTCTTGTTTAGCCATGTCTTCACGAAGTTGTTTAGATTGCTCTTCGAGTTGAGCAACATAAGCATCGGCTTCGAGTTTACCTTTAGCTAGAACTTCGACGTCTTTCCAGTTCTCTCCCTTAGCTTTTACGAGTTGATCCAGAAACGAGGTTTGTTCTTGAGTCTTCTCTTCGGTCCCCGTGGTTTGGGTAAATACGTTCATACTATTCCTTTTCAAGAGTGATAAGTTTAATTAAGTCATCAATGGCTTGGTTGTACTCATTGATAGCTACTTGACGAGTCTCCCAGTTAGGGACATCGTAATCTCGAACAGAAGGTTTCTTTTTAACTTCCTGTTCAAGAATTTCTTTCAAAGCATCAAAGGCATTCTTGTAGCCCAATACTTCTCTAATTCTGTTTTCTTTCTCTGGTCCCTTAAGACCCTTAACCCAAGTAACTTGCATTACAATCCTAACTGTGCGTCAGTCATAAGACTTTCTTGATTTGAAACCTCTGCATCTTGTTGTTGTTGAGTTGTTTCAAGTTGTTCTTGAATCAAGATGTTGTCTCCAAATAAGGTTGGTTCTCCAAGTTCTTCTGCAAGAATTTTAGCGAACTCTTTACCAGAAAGGTGGACACCAACGCTAGGATCAGAGGATTTAACTTGCCACAACTGGGTAAGATTTTGGACTCTTCTGGCACGTTCTGCGAAGTGTCTTGCACCAACTGGAATGATCTTACCGTTAGCAGTAATATCTTCCTTTTTAATGTCTTTAAAAATAGTGACATTATTTTTATCATCAAAAAGGCTAATAGTATCTACAGTATTCATATTGCGGCGAGAAACCTCAAGCATCGCATTAAGAATTGGTTCGATAAATACTCTCTCAAGGTGCGCAGTTTTGTGTTCAAAGATGCGAGAAGCTGCGTTTTGTAACGATTGGACTTCAAAGGCAGTCTTTTCACCAGCAGTTCTAATACCCATAGCTTGCTTAGGAGCGCCAGCCATTTCTTCCATTTTGTTTTCTAGGATAGAAATTTGCATATCTGCTTGCAATGCAGTACCATCAGGAACTAAATAAGATACATCACCTTCTTCACCTAAGTAGATTCTTGCTGAAGGTTCAAAGTCAAAGTCTTCTACGTCTCCTCTGATCTTCATAATTGGATAAGCAATCTGATCAAAGACATCAGCTTTTAGATTCTCTAGGTGGTCGATACGGTACTGCATACCAACTAGATTATCTAATGGACCCATAGCGTAAAGATTGTCTGGTCTTTGTCTCCAACCAGCATGGAAGATTGGAGCGTGGCCTAGCCAAGAAGGATTCTCTTTATTCTCTAATACGAATGCACGATCAACAACGGTGATCATACGATCTTTCATTAAAGACTTATTTTCTACATCATACATATCACCGTAGAAGGTAAGAATTTCTACGTAGTTAGAACTGTAATATTGTTGAATCGAAGAGAAGCCATCAGCAATAAAGCCATCCGCTTTCTCAAACGAAGTATCACTAGCAACTCTTTGACGAACATCCAGCATTTTTGAAATAATAGGTTCTAATGCGAAGTTAGTCTCAGCTAAACGAGCAAGTTCACCCAGTGTTTTAATGCTTCTAATAATTTTAGGTGTCTCTACAAATGATGCAGCTACTGGGTTAAAAACAATGTCGTATGGTGAAATGCGGACTACCTTAGGGCCAACATAACTAGCAATAGATTCTCCAGTCTCTTTTTGTACTGTATTGCTTACCCAGTCTACTGTAGCAAAGCAGTTACCATACTGGATGTAGTCAAATAGTAAATCAGATGCTGTATTAACAAAGTCTGATTTTCTAATTTTATTTTCCATATAAGCTTGGATAACATCTCTTTTAATCTTTGTGTTAGCATCTCTAGAGTTAGCCTCCCAACGCATCCACTTTTGTTGTGGAAACAAAGTAGCAAAGTAGTTAGCATGGAGGTTATCCATGATTTGAGTTAGCTTAGGAGTAGTCGTGGTGTTAGACCAAGGCAGTAAAGAGTTTTGTGTAGTAGTAGTATCTGTAGCATACAAATAGTTGCGCAGTTGCTTCCACTCAACAATCTTTTGATTGCGAAGCATAGACCACTCAGAATACTTATTACTAATCTCGACAGCTAAGTTATCGGGATTAATAATATACTCAAAGTCTAATGTAGTCCCAGCCATTAATTACTTCCCCTAAATTTAACTTGCGACCAATCAATGCTACTCTTACGAGAACGGTTAATTGAAAGAGTAGGTTTTACTGCGATATCAATTGCAGCCGCTAAAGCATCTTTTACGTCATCATGTGGTGGGTGTCTAGCCATTAACTCTTCTTCAAGAGTCTGAATATTACCACCTCTATAATGCCATATAGAAAGATTGTCGTATCTTGGTTCTAAGGTAGCAGCAATACGCTCTTCTTTAGAACCTTTGTTTGGTCTGTACTCATCAATAGAAATAGAAAGACCATTAGACTTAATAGTATCTTTTAACTGTTTAACAATAGCCATCTGAGCAACTGTAGTTTCTGCTCTTAGTTTTCTAAACGACCACTTGGTAGATAACTGTAACAAGTGTTCGAAGTATTCAGAAATTCTATCTGTTTTAAAACGATCAATATCTAGGACATAAATATTATTCTCAGAATCTACACCAACAACAACGATAGCAGTATAGTCAGCCTTCTTACCTAAACTATAAGCAAAGTCGATAGCAGCAAAGACATTTAGTCTACCACCTCTATAGTACCAGAAGCCATTCTCTAATGTCAAGAACTTTCTATCGTAATACTGAAACTTGTCTTTAGAAACAGGCACATTGTCAGGATCAGATGGATCATTATAGTATTGCGCTCTAAATTGGCCTCTGTCTAGGTATTGTCCACGTTTCTTAGCTAGTACTTTAATATCAAAGCCAAACCACTTACCATCCTTACGTTGCTGTCTAGGCCATAGGAACTCACCTGTCCCATCACCACGATTCTCTACTGCTCTCTCAAAGATTTCATAGATAGGTTCTTCACCAATCTTATTTCCATCTTTGTCATAGAGTTCTTCTTGCATCTGCATAAGGTCATTATACAAATCAATAGGATGGTATCTAGTACCTACGACCCATTCTTTTGCTTCTGCACCTTCGATAGAAGATAAGAGAGAATACTGGCTTTTAACCTTTTCTCTACCTTCGCCAGTGTAAGCATTTTCGTAAACAACGCAGTCATCAAGAACTGCAATATCGCAGTGCAAGCCTGTGAGTGATGTAGTAAGACCACCAGTAAAGATTGAAGGGTCACGGATATTCTCCTTCTTTCTATCGGGGTGGTCTAAAGAGATTTCACTAGAAGTCCACTTTAGTCTCTTACCTTCTTCTGGATGAATGTGTTCAGGCCAGTATCTACGATAGATATCAGATGTAAAGATACCCTTCATAAATCCTAGTTGTTTTTCAGCTAGGTTAGCAGTAGCAGAGATGTAAAGAACCCTAAGCAAAGGATTCTTAGTTAGTTCCCATACCACACGATATGCAACCATACGAGACTTCTGATGGTCCCTAGGAAATAGAACTAGCTGGTGGCTCTTATGGTTATCCCTAGTCCACCATTGCAGTAACTCAGAATGACACTGGCCTAATACCTGTTCAGGTGCAATTAGGTTTACAAAGAACTCTAGATCATTCTCTGCTCTAGTTCTAATATCTTCGATTAAGGACATTAAGGCTCCACAGGCCAAGCTACATTCGTAGGAAAGCCTGATTGCTTAGAGATATCACGCAACTCTTGACGATAGTCTGCCCACTTATCTTGATCTACTGGTGTATCTAATACTTGAGTCCAGTCAGATGCTGTTAGCAGGGTATTACGCTTTGTACGTGTCTCTGCCGCAAGTTGGTCGTTAGATGGCTGCAAAGCTGCAATCTCTGCTGCGGTATACGGGCGAATTACTTGCTCACCAGTTTGAGCATTTGTGATTACTTCAAACATTACTTCACCCCATAGATACGAATTGAACCAGCATCAAACGCGCCTGCCGTTACAGATACAGATACGCTTGTTGTTGCTGTGCTATAACCTGTTTGAGCTAATGTTGCATCACTGGTAAGAATGGCGGGTAAAGCCAATCTAGCTAAAATCGGGCTTGCGATGCCATTCACCAAAGAAACTGTAACCATCCCAGAAACTAACCCAGTTGCGGGGGTAGCGTTCATCACCTTGCCTGCGCCAATACTAAAATCCTGAGATGTTCCGCTGTTATGCGACACCCCATTCCACTCAAGCACAAGTTGCTTGTAAGATGTAAGGG